ACCATTGATTTTTCGGCTGCTAAGAACTCGCCCAGCATACAATCAACTGCGATATGCTGCGGCGCGTTCCATTCGTTGATATTTTGGATTTGGTCGTAGAAGTCTGTTTTTTCTACATCTTTGTAACGGCGGCGAATGTCCTCTAATGCCATTTGCGCTTCGGCCAAATCGTTTTTCATTATCCCAATCGATACATTCAACGCTTGGGATATTTCCTCGGCAATTTGGCCGTTAACATCAATTGGCGGGTCTAAGTGAACGTTTAGCGATTCAACGAACGCAGTCCATAGAGCGCGCACCTCGGGGATATGCCAAACATTCGTTGGAAAGTTCCACGCGTATTGAATTGAACGATCGAAAAACGGTATGGTTTCAATGTAGTATCGTTCGGTTGAAACGAGTGCCAAATATTCCTCGCTTTCTTTATTGGCGCGTCTAATGAAAACCTCGTTTGAAATATCAGCGAATATTGCTGCCAACCATTTAGGGTCGGTCTTTGGCTTCGGTTTCATCAACTGATAATCCCCTGAATCCTGAATATCAAAAAACACCTTTGCGGGGAAGGTGTCGAATGAATGATATTTACATTTAGCGTTGTCCAAGTTGGTTTTTTATTTTTCTTAGGAACCGTGGCGCGATCACTTCTTTTTGAAAACGCTCCCACGAACCTTGGTTGATGTTTTGGATTGATTTTTGGCCTTTGTTACCTCTGTTGTACTTGTCGAGTAGCAGCGGTGCTTTGCTGTCACCAAACCCGAACCCGAACAATCCAGAACGAGGTGTAGTTAGATATGCGCTTCTCACAAACGCGCCAGTCAGAATCAAATCGACCTTACCACCAGCGAATGGATTTAAACGCTCCTTACGAGCTTTGTACAATGTACTGGCATAATACCCAATCCTACTCCCATCAGGACGTTCACCGCGCGTAAATTCATCCTCCTTGATTCCGAGTAGGTTTGTCTCTTCTTTTATGATTTCCTCTTTCACCATCCCCTGCAACGTCGATAGGTTCAATAGCGGCTGTAACCTCTGGTGTATTTGTTTTGGGCTGCTCATTTTTCGCTTTTTTACATCCGTGGCACTCGTCATCGTTGCCGCGATTTACTGATTTTAAAAACTGTTCAATCAATTCATCGCTTTGTTGGTTGCTGTTTTCTTTGATGAATTTCTTTTTGTCGGCGCACGACATAGCCATGAACTTGTCAGCTGTTTCTCCGAAGATTTCAATATTGAATATCTGCATTTTATTTTTCTTTAAAGTTAATAAAAAAGCGGTACGATAATTCAATACCCATACCGCTTTTCACCCAATCATGAAACTATTTTAAGCAACCGGCGTAATAGCTGCCGTGGTTCCTGCGTAAAACTTCGGCTTGGTTGTTCCGAGTTTTGCAACCGCGACCGCTGGCGAGGCCGTAGCGTCGTAAAGGTCAACTACCCAACTTTGAGAGCTGGTTGAGAGCGTGGTGGTTGGTGTTAGCGCGTACTCACCCGTCGAGGGATTAAAAGCTGATAAAGTGATAGTGTCTGCAACCCCATTCAACCTTGCCCTGAATTGCGCAACGTCCAAGCCTAAAATTGGCGTTAGGTCGTTTTGCAGCCAAGTTGGTTTTACATAAATCTTACCTTCAGAAACATCAGCACGGCCTGTCATTTTCACGCCAGTCACGTTATTGATGTCAGTGTTTGGATTGAAATCCAAATTGTACAAGTAACCGCCTCTTGACGCGTAACCGTCTAGGTCGGTGATTTGGTACATAACCTTAACTTGCGCCTTTGTAGATCCTGTTGCAGCCTCGTAGGTCATCACCTCGTACATACCAACATTGAACCCGCTCCAAGATAATCCGTCGATTGACGTGTTTACTTTGATAACGTTCTGGTAAACCTCAACGATTGAATCTTGATCTTGGCTAGAAAGTTTGTAGGCTCCTTTTGCCCATTCGTAAGGTTTTTTGAATGTTGCTGTGGTCATCGGCAAAGCGCGATTCACTACGACCGAACGTAGTGTAATGTCGCTTGTTTCCAATGTAGCGGCTGGCACTTCGGTAGGTGAGCTAAAAGCATCAACCAAGAAATACGCCTCGCCTTGCTGCACAAGGTCGTTGAAAAACGCTTTGTTTGGCGTTGTAGACGCTACATCGAATGTAGGGCGTCCCTTTAGTAAAATGTGACCTAATAGCGGCCCAGGTTCTACATAGCATGGTTCCAATCCAATGAATCCGCTGCTAGCTTTGCAATCTATTCCAAATAGTGTTGCCATAATATTCTTGTTGTTTTTAATTAAAGTTAATTTGTTGTATGCAACTCGGCTGTTGGGTGAAATTTACCGTCATCGTCAGTATAATAACATTCCAATTATCAATCGTTTTGCTTACTGTTTTTTTACCATCGTTGGTAGATTCAAAAGCACTATAATTCGAGTACCTTGTCAGTCTGTAACGCAAGTCGCCCTGTGTCATTATTTGAGTGATTCCGCTACCATCGAACGCTGTGATAATGTTCTCGGCCAACGGATTCAACACCGGATTAAACTCAGTCTGCCAAATAATCGGATTAGTATTGGTTGCGTGCTTTGAATTAACTGCGATTATAAACGTACAATCTCGCACCAATTCGTTGTCACTTGCCCCGTACACCTTTTCCTCCGATTCTACCAACCAGATTAGCGGGTACTTATTCAAAGTCTGGCCGTTCTGTTTGATGTGCAAATTCAGCGTGTCCTGCGACCCCCAACCAAAGCGAACTTTGTAATTCTTACCGTCGATAACCGATACAGGTAATTGGTCAAACAAAGCTGTGCAAACATCCTCAACCACTATCATAACCCCAACTGATTCTTAACACCCTCCATCCGTAGCCTTGCAGCGTCGGGGTAGGTAGTTTCGTTATCGGTTAAGTAAGTCAGCAAAGAAACGTAATTGTTTTCCTCGCGACCGCCGTAGTAGTCGAATATCGGCACTCCGCTGTGGTAGTAGAAATCGACCCGCCAATTCGCATCGGCACACTCGCCCTGGTACATTCCCAGCATTTCGTTCCACGTTGTTACCAATCGCTGTGTTGAGTTGGCCGAAGTAGCGTTTTTCGCTTCAATGGTTGCCTCACCTAATGCGGTTACGGTAGTGACGTTTTCCGATAGCCAGTAATAATACACAAACGGTGTAATCGGGCTTGATTTGAATGTTCCCTCCATCCTTAGCAATCCCTCCCATTTGTAGGTCTTGTCGTCTTTGGTGTACTCGACACCGTTAACGAGGTCAATCCACTTTTGAGCGATTCCTGTTGGTGGGTCTGGGAACAATCCTGACACCAGTACTGCGTCGAATGTTGCGAACTCGCGACCTAAAGCGTTCTTCATGTACTTACGACCGAACTCATCAATATACTGCTCTAGCACAGTCAGCGCATCCCCTGCATCGTTGATGTTGGGGATGCTGTACTGCTTAATGAAATATGTTTGGTCGATTAGGTACATTTAGATTACTTTTTCGGCTCTTTTACTGGTTTATCTTTCACCTCTTCGACTGCCTTTGAATCAATACACGCTTGCGCCGTACTGTCTGGCATATCTTTAATGATGTCGCCTTTTGAATAACGACCCCATTTGTCTAAGATTACGCGTACATCCATTACGAAGTCTCGATTGCGGTTTTGATAGTCGCGATGTCATCGTAGATAAACGCTTGCTCGTCCAAACGTTTAACAAACGCGTGGAAACGGCTTTCTCCAAGGATAACGAACTGGTTTTTGATGAAGTCATCATTAACCCATCCGATACGCACTGAGTAAGGAACATAGTTAGTTACGTTGTACTTGGTTAAATCCGCAACGAATACTTTACCAACGGTAATATCTTCATCCGGCACAATCATAACACCTCCGATAACTACCATATTAAATAGTCCTGCGGTTGGGTACAATGGATGACCGAAACCATCTTTTGCAGCAACGAAGTTCACAAAGAAATCAACAGGGTTTACCATCGCCATGTTTGGCATATAGTTCATTTCATCCTCATAGTTATGAGTGGTGAAAATGTCGGTCACAGCAGCGTTGATAACATCCATGATGTTTGGTGCGGTTACGGTGTTGGCTAACGCACCAGCAGAAAACGCACGTCCGTAAGTTGTGGCTCCTCTAGGGTTTGGTGAAACACCGTCTCCATTAAGGATTCCTTTTGCTTTTTTACGGTTGTGTTTCTTAAACAAGAAATCAGTTGCGATTGACTGTAAACCAACTATGTCGGTAACAGCCTCTTCGGTTAACTTGATCCAAGCGGCCAACTTCACAGGGTTTGCAAACCTTGTCTCAATCTTGAAATCGATTTGTGGCTTAGTGGCTGCTTCAGCAAGAAACGTGTAATCCCCGTCTTTAGGTACGGTTTCGGTATAAGGGTACGAGGCCAAGCTGGTTTCCAAAGTGGTAACACGGCTCATAATCGAATCCTGGCGCAGGTTTACGTTCGGAGCTGGTGCGAATTGCTGGTAAAAGTAATCGGGCGGGGTGCCAACAGGAGCCGCAGACGCGGTTGTCATGGTAGCTACTGCCTTGTCTATTTCCAACTCAACAAAACCACCGCCTTTAAACGTTGCTTTGATGTCGTTGTGTTTCTCGGTAATCCACGAACTGACAACCTCTTTCAACGTTTTGTTGCTCGGATTGTTGCCCATGAACTTTTCTTTGATTGCTCCCAACTGCTCTGAAATATCGGCCAATTCCGTTTTCAATGTCTCGTGGTCGAAATCTTTGTTTTTTTCAATAAAGTCGCTTAGCGTTTTATTGATAGCGTTGAAATCTTCTTTGCTTGCTGCATTCGCCAAATCGGTCTTTAATGCTGCCAGCGCCAAATTGATTTGCTCGGCTGCTTTTTCTGCTTCTGTCATTTTTTTAGACTTTGATGTTTAAATAAAATTTTTCTAACTCTTCTTTTTGAGTGGCTGCTGCCGGATCGGTTTGTTCTGAAAGTGATTTCTCGGTTTTCAGATTATTGTCTAGGGTTGGAGTTACCCAATTGCTGCCCATAAGCACAGCGGAACCCTCTTTTAACTTTGCCTCGAGAACTGCCCAAAAATACCCTTGCTTATCAACATCTTCTTTGTTGACTACATCAGGATAATACTTGTCGAAATTCTCTTTTTCTTCTGCCCACCATCTTTCCTCTGAGTTGACGCAAAACACAACATCAACATATTCCATGCCGACCGAGTGATTGGTAACCCATCCGTTTTTGTACTGCTCAAACATCAATTCGTTGCGAGATTCTTTTACAAGGCTCTCGAAAACCAATGCTTGGGTCGTTCCTTCATAATCGGCTCCTAGCGTTTTCCAAGCAAGTTGACGGGTGTATGCGGTCGCGTCGTTTGAAATTACCTTGTCAAATTCGCGTTTGTGTTCTTGCAGGTGCAACTTCTTATTGCTGTGGTCAAGTGATCGTTTCCAAAGCCCTGGTATATGAACGTCGCAATGGCTATCAAGGATGTTTGTTGTATTCATTACAACCTTAACGAGTAGCTGTGAAATGTCCTCATTAACGGGATTGTTTGCCTTAACTACATTGTTGATGGTATCGTTTTCGGTAAGCAGACAATCGTAAGCATCCGAATATTTGATGGTCGATTTTTTCAATGACTGTAAAGCCGCCTTGTGCTTATGGAGCTCCTTAAACATGGCTTCTTTTGTCTCGAACGATAAATTTAACTCTTTACAGAAGATCATTTGTTTACTGTTTTGCCTAGTTGTTTTGCTTTGTCTAACATTGCTTGCCTCAAAACAGGGTCTTTAGTTTGCTCCGCTTTGGTTGCCAGCGTTTGTTGTTGGTTGTTTTTGGGCTGCTTCATAATCAATACCTTTAAAATTGGTTCCTAAAAACATATTTATTTGTTCCTCCGGCACTCCTGCTTTCATTAAGACTAACAGCGTATCGGCTTTTATTTTATCCTTTTCCGATTTCTCTTTCTCGAATACTTGGTTAAAACTAAGTTCAGAGTAATCGGCTCTAATGTCCTGAAATCCGTAATTCGATTCAAGCCAATCGGTTAATTGTTTCCATTTTGGTTTAACGCCGTACTCGACCTGACGCGCTGTTGCCTTTTCCTGATTCTCGTAGGTACTGCCCCCGGTTAGAATATCTAAAACCTCTTTCGGTACGTTCATAACCGAAGCGATTTTAAGCATATCTTCATTAAAGCTGTTATCCAGCTCCAAATTAGCGAGATTGTCAACGAACCTTTCAATACTGATTTTAGACTT